GTGAGGAATACCCAATTGGTCGTGAATTATTTAATAGCACCTATACCTTTGACACAGCACCTGTACACGCCATCGACATATCGCAAGAACGTGTCGATGAAACTGCAAAACATGAACATGAGTGGGTTGGGCTGACGGATGAGGAAGTGTGGGAATGTTACAGCGACAGGGGAAGTGTATTTTATAGGGCCGTAGAAGCCAAACTAAAGGAGAAGAACACATGACCTTGAGTCCTTGTGTAAGTATCTGTAAAGTGGATAACAGCAACACGTATTGCACTGCCTGCTTCCGTACACTACAGGAGATAACCACATGGCAGTGGATGGCAGAGGAAGAGCAGGCACGGACTGTTGCCTTATGTGAGATCAGAAAACTAGCACACAGACTGGACACACGCAATGAACAAGGCAAAGCTACACCAAAGAATAGAAGAACTAAACCTTGCAGTGGGCATGACACACAGGGGTAGTTGCCCTGTCTGTAAGCGAGATAAAACATTTACATTAACCAACGACAATGGAACGATTCTTTACAATTGCTATTCTAATAGCTGCAACATTAGCGGTGCAGTACGTATTGGTTTGTCTGTTGATGACATTAAACAGTACTTCAATAATCGAGACTCTAAAAATAGTAGGGCTAATGTACCGTTTGTAATGCCTGAACATGTGGTGTACTCAGATGCATACACCCAGCCCTATGCACAGCAGTATGGCCTTGATCACAAGTACCTTGAGTTACGGTACGATGTAGTAGAACAGCGTGTTGTATTCCCCATAATCCATGGCCCACATTTAGTGGACGCAATCGGACGTAGTCTAATCAATGAACAACCCAAGTGGCTCAGGTATGGTGAGGCACGTACCGCCTACATCATAGGCCATTCAACAACAGCAGTCGTAGTTGAGGATGCAGTCAGCGCAGCAGTGGCACAGACACTGGGGTTCACTGGTGTTGCATTGCTTGGTACTACACTATTGCGTGAGCACATGGATCTTGTAAGCAAATACTCACGTGTGATTGTGGCACTAGACCCGGACGCATGTAAGAAGACAATCGAAATCACAAGAGAGTTAAAGTCTAACGGGATCAATGCCCTTGCTTTTTATCTTGAAGATGATTTAAAATACAGGAACGAGAAGGATTTAGAAAAACTACTACCCACACTGAAAGATTAATATGGAACTGTCGCTGTTAAAAAGTTTGCTAAGCAAAGAGTTTTATAACGAAACAAGATCCAAGTGTCCTGACAAATTGTTTGGCAAGGATCTACGCAAGATTAAACAAACCATTGACAGTGCAATGGAGCAGTACGATAAAGACCTAACACTGGAAGAAATAAAAGCTTTATTCTTTGCAGAGAATCCAACACTAACCACCGCACAAAAGCAGTCCTTCAGTCTCGCCTTCCATTCCATGGACAAGGCAGAGGCACTGAGCACAGACGTAGCCACCGATGTACTGAGTAGTTTATTCCGACAGGTAGTGGGACAAGAGGTAGCTAACCTTGGGTTTGACTTTGTCAACGGGGATAAGACAAGTCTTGAACCACTACGCAACTTAGTCAACAATTACCAAGACGATTTCACACCATCTATAAGGATAACCTATGTCGATAACTCCATTGACAACCTCATTGAACGTGCTAGCACATCCACCAAGTGGCAATTCAACATCCCAACCTTGCACCACTCAGTTGCCGGTCTCGACAGCGGAATGTTGTTTGTCATCGGAGCAAGATCCAATGTCGGTAAGTCTTCATTCCACGCCAGCCTGTGTGCTGCACCTAATGGATGGGCGGCACAAGGAGCACGTATACTCATACTATGCAATGAGGAAAAGCCAGAGCGAGTAGCTAGCCGATACATGACTGCTGCAACCGGCATGACTATGCAACAGATTGCTGAAGATAAAACACAGGCACACAGATTCTATGATCCTATCCGTGACAACCTGAAGTTTGTAGATGCAACAGGTCGTACCATGTCATGGGCAGAGGGAGTAATCAAGAAGCATAAGCCTGAGATTCTTGTACTAGATATCGGCAGTAAGTTTGTTGAGGATGCCATTGCTGGATCTGCATCCAACAGTGCAGAGGCACTGAAGGCTAACGCAATCTATGCACGTAACCTTGGCAAGATGTATGGCTGTCTTGTTGTGTACTGCACACAACTAAGTGCTGAAGCTGAAGGTAAGATTGTTTTATCTCAGGCCATGATCGAAGGCAGTAAGACTGGCCTTGCCGGTGAGTCTGATCTCATGATACTGGTAGCACGTAACCCACCCATGAATGATCAGACAGAAGACGATGGCATGCGGTATCTAAACATAGTCAAGAATAAAATTACAGGTGTACATAGGATTGTTAACTGTGAGTTTGATTACACAACCGGGGTATACTCTTCATGAAGGTTCTTGTACTTGACATAGAGAACACGGTTACGGATCGGGATGGCAAGAAGCATCTTGATCCGTTTGAACCTACCAATACACTGGTCATGATTGGCTGTAAGTTCTTGGATGAGGACAAGCCTTTCATTGCAACCTTTGATCACTCAGGAGCAGAGCCAACCAAGAATGGTCACGATGTAATCCAAGACTACTTAGATTCGGCTGACCTATTGGTAGGCCATAACCTTGCCCATGATTTACCGTGGCTGTGGGAATCAGGGTTCAGATATACTGGCAAGATATTCGATACCATGCTGACTGAGTATGTCCTGCAACGTGGAAATAAAGTACCACTTAACTTGGCTGCAGTGGCTGAGCGATATAAATGTGAAGTACAGAAACAGGACACCTTACATGAGTACTTTAAGAAGGGATACAGCACAAGGGATATCCCGCACTCTGAGTTATCGGAGTATTTACAGCACGATATTGGAGCCACAGAGGGAATATATAAGGCACTATCTGCTAGGCTGGAGACAGCGAAGGATGCGGGTCTACAACCGACAGTGGAGATAACCAATGAAGTTTGCTGTGTGCTATCTCGTATCTACTGCACTGGCTTTAAGATAGATGATGCCAAGCTTGCAGATGTTAAGGAACAGTTCACGATAGAGAAGCAAGAGATAGAGAATAAACTTCAGGCTATGATACGGGATCTGATGGGGGACACTCCCATAAATCTCAATAGCCCTGAGCAATTGTCATGGGTTATCTATAGCCGTAAGCCAAAGGATAAAGCAAGATGGGCTTCAGCCATCACACCTAACATGACTGACTCAGACTTCAAGGCTGCAGTAAAGGCACACTTTACTACACTAGCAAAGTCTAAGGCAGAGAAGTGCCCCGATTGTAGTGGGGCTGGGAGTATGCACAAGAAGAAAAAAGATGGTTCAGACTTTAAGAAGGCTACTAAATGCGGCACCTGTAGTGGTGTTGGTTACATCTTCAAATCAACAAAAGATGTGGCAGGTCTTAAGTTCTCTCCACCAAACCACAAGTGGGCAAGTGCTAATGGTTTTGCAACTGCCAAAGAAAACCTTGAGATTTTGGAGCGAGTTGCCAAGAGCAAGGGAATGACAGAGGCAGAAGAGTTCTTGAAGATTGTGAGAAGGCTGTCTGCTTTAGATAGTTATCTATCAAACTTTGTTGAGGGCATACGCAACTTCATGAAGCCTGACGGTATGCTGCATGTCAGACTGCAACAGCACATCACTGCTACTGGTAGATTCAGTGGGGCTAATCCTAACCTACAGAACATGCCACGGGGTAGCACGTTCCCTGTTAAGAAAGTGTTTGTGTCCCGGTGGGATGGCGGAAAAATAATGGAGGCAGACTTTGCTCAGCTAGAGTTTCGTGTGGCTGCATTCCTGTCTCAAGATTCTGTGGCTATGAAAGAAGTGGAGGAAGGTTTCGATGTACACTCGTATACAGCGAAGGTTATTACGGACGCTGGTCAAGCAACGTCTAGGCAGGAAGCTAAGGCGCATACTTTTGCGCCTCTATACGGAGCTACAGGCTACGGAAGAACCCCAGCAGAGGCAGCATACTACCAACACTTCATGGAAAAATATAAAGGAGTAGCGGGTTGGCACAAGGTGCTAGCCAAGCAAGCCCTTGGGTACAGGATGGTTCGTATCCCCAGCGGTAGGGAATACGCATTCCCCAACGTACAACGCAGAAGGGATGGCACAGTAACAAACTTTACGATGATCAAGAATTACCCAGTGCAAGGGTTTGCTACAGCCGACATCGTACCCATGGTGCTTGTAGAGATTTATAAAAGACTTGACAGCATGCACTCACTAGTAGTAAATTCAGTTCACGATTCGATTGTTATTGT